TTTTTATATAATTTATTAATAATGAGCTTTGAACAACAAATTCAACAATGGGTTTCTATTGATAATCAAATGAAGATTTTAAATGATAAGATTAAAGAATTACGAGATAAAAAACATTTAATATCGGAACAAATCAATATACATATTGAAACATCACAATTAAATAATTCTTCTGTAAAGATTAGTGATGGCCAACTAAAATTTGTTAAGGTTAAAGAAACTCAACAACTAACATTTAAGTATTTAGAAACTTGTCTTTCAGAAATAATTAAAAATGAAGAACAAGTTAAGAAAATTGTTGAATATATTAAAAATAAACGAGAAGTTAAATATGTTCCTGAAATAAAGCGATTATATAATAATTAATTTATATTTTAATATTGTATATGACTGAGACTTATAGTATAAATAATAGTGAAAATATAGATAATATGGATAGTAGAGAAACAAATATTTTTGAGGATGATGAATTTGTATATACAAAAAAGGGTAATGAAATTATAGGAGGTGGTTATAAAATTAAATCTTTATTTCTCCAAGAAAATGACCCTATTTTGGCTACATTTAATAAAAAAGATCAAAAAGGTGGAAAAGTATCCAGCCCATTTGAAAATTTAGCAGTTCCTGCAGGATTATTTTATATTAATATGAGAATTCCTAAAAAAAAAAGAGAAGATGATGATGAAGAACATTTTAAACATCATGAACCAATATCAGATGATATTTTAGATAAACTATATTCTCTTGTTGAATTTGATAAAAAACGTAAAAGAAAAACCAAAAAACATAATATAAAACACGATAAAACGAAAACTCGTAAACTAAAAAAAGTTTAATTTATACATATATATTAAGTAAAATATATGTATTTTTCTGTATTTCCATCTTCTGAATATAATTTTAATGAGGAAATAAATATAGATAATAAATTAACAAATGAGGAGGATGATATATGTTTAATATGTTGGCTTCCATCTGAAGAAAAAAATGATATAAAATATTTATCCGATTTTAGTCATATTAAACCTAAATGTAATTGTAAACCTAAATTACATTTAATATGTATAAATGATTGGCTCCAAAATTCCCAAAGTTGTCCTATTTGTAGAAAAAAAATGAATATTATAATTCTTACAACTAACAACAAAAATTTTTTATCTAATTGTTATATAATTTGTATTTCATTTACAGTTCATTTTTTTAGATTGATGTTTTATATATCTTCTATTAATTTATTATGTTTACTAATTTATAAAATATATTCAATTTGTTATATTGAAAATAGTTATAAAATATATAATTATGAAATTATTTAGCCTTTATAATCTGGACCATGTATTATGGTTAAATGGGGAAACTAAAATTTCAGATAATTTACCTTTCCAATAATTTACACGTTGTTCCATAGCAATATCTTTTAATGTTTTTGGATAAATTGGTTCAGTTGCCATTAATTCTTCTTCTGTGGAATTCATTCTTGGTTTATATCCAAAACAATTAACACCAAATTTAATTTTTGGATTGGCTATATAACCGCCATTTACTCCTGGTCTTCCGCAATCATTTTCATGCCCCTCTATTTTTTGGAGCTCATTATAGGTTTTTTGTTGTGTTGGAAATAATGCCATTTGTCCATCTGACCATCCATAATTACACCATTCGCCCCCTTTTTTATAAGTTTCTTCTAACTCACTATATGTTGCTAAGCGAGCACCATATGCTGAACATAATGCTTTAGCATCGGGATAATTATATTCATTTCCGGGAATATTAAATACTTGAGGTTTTATTAAAATTTCTGGAACTGGAGCTTTTTTTGCTTCAACTTTTGAAGTATCTATAGTAATATCTACTTCAGGTGAACCAGTAAACACGTTTTTAAGTTTTGCAATAATATCAATACCAAAAAAATATTGTAATCCATTAATAATTATCAAAACAATAAAAAAAGCTACCAAAATAATTGTTAGTATTCTTGAATTTGAATTTGATACATTTCTATTTTGATCTATAACAGTTCTATCTCCTAAACTCATAAATAAAACTATATATAAAATTAAGATAAATACTAAAATAATAATAACAATTGGATTTGATAATAAATTATTAATATAATTATATGTATCGTTTGCCACTGTTCCTAAACCTGTGCTTACTGTATTTTTAAAATCATTCGTAGAATCCTCCATATATATATTATATATAAATCAAAATTATTATATTATAATAATTATTTTCTTCTATTTTGTTTTCTATAGAAAAAACAATATGCCTTTGGAGTTTTTATTTGTTGTTCCATAGCGACTTCAGACACAATAGTATCATTATAATGATACCATTTTCCATTTGCATTTTTTATAAATGATGTATAATGTCCTCCAAAAACTGAACCACTATGATTACATACACCATAAAGATCATATATATAAGAATCTTTATCATAACCTATTACATATTTAGATAAATTCAAATTTTCTAAAGGAAAATCAACCATTACTTGATTCTTTTTATTCATTGAATTAAAACGTTTTATATCAATTACTAAAATATCCGGAAAACTCCAAATCATTATATTTTTTTTGGCAACTACTTTTTCATTACTTTCTTCTAATTTAATACAATTATCACCATCTAATATTTCACCTTCTACATATAAATTAAAACAATCAATAATAGTTGGTGATTTATTATCTAAAGGAATTGGTAAATTAATTATAAAAAATGGTTCAGGTATCATACTTATCTTTTGTCCATTTGATATATTTTCAAGTATTGAAACATGAATACCATAAAAGATTTTCCAAAGTTCAGAATAATCATTTTCATACATTGATTTTATCCTTTCAAAACATTTTACTGCTATTTTATCTTTTTCATCCTGAACTTTTCCTTCAATAGTCATATTAACTTCTCTTGATAAAGCATTATGAAAACAATCAATTACAAAAATTAAAAACTCTGGTAAATCATTTTGATTATATCCTGAAAATATATCCTGGCCTTTTAATTTAGCTAATTTTTGAACAGTTTTTACAAATTTAAATGGAGAAACTATACAATTTTTTTCCCATAAAAGACTACGTAATTCATCCCATTCTATTAAAAGTGCAGAATCATATTTATTATTTAATTTTTTTTTATAAGTTTTCATTTCTAAAAAATCATTTAACTCATATGTATGTGATAATACTTGCATTGTTGAATTTAAAAAACATGTATTTCCCAGATTAGCTAATCCTGATAATCCTCTATCTTTATATTTTTCAAAACTCATTATTTTTTATAATAAATTATTATATTTTTATATTTAAACATATTTTTTATAATATATATATTATTATGTCTCAACACTTTACTCCAAGAAATTTAACCCAAGAACAACAAAGACTTCTTTCTATGTATATTAATCAATACAATCAAACTAATATACATATTGAATTGTTGTTGGATATGTTAGATGAAATACGAACAAATATTTTAAATGTAATTCATTTTTTACAACCAAGAAGAACCAGAATTAATAGACATAGTAGAAATTCTAATTCAAATATTAATAGATTAATTAATCAAATATTTAATGAAAGACAAAATAATTATATTTATTACGATTATAATAATCCAATAAATCCATCTTTATATAATAATTTTTTTACAAATGACTTAACTAATTTGAACAATAGAAGAAATTATTTTGATCTTTCATTTAATAATTTAAACACAAACGAAAATACAAATACAAATACAAATACAAATACAAATACCGATTTATTTAATAATTATTACAATTATATTAATAATAATAATCTAAATACCAGACAAAATAATGATTTAAATAATTTTATTGCTAATTTTTTAAATTCAACTGTGCCTATACGACCATCTTCTGAACAAATTAATAGAGCATCACGATTAGTTAGATATGGAGATATAGAAAATCCATTATCAGAGTCATGTCCTATATCTTTAGATGAATTTAATGATAATGATTTTGTTAGACAATTATTACCTTGCGGACATTTATTTCATCAACTACCATTTAATGAATGGTTTTCCGAAAATGTCAGATGTCCTATTTGTAGATATGATATTAGAAATTATAGAACTTTGTCTCGGAGAAATACACCAAATAATACCTCTAATGAATCTTCTAATAATACAACTGAAACTACTGATTCTGTTGCTACTTCTTCAACCACTATTTTAACTACACCTTCTATAAATAATACACAAAATAACAATGCAAACCAAAGAGAAAATAATACTATATCATCAAGAAATAATAATCTGGATTCATCTTTGCCTATCTCTAATATCAATGTAATAAGAGATCCATTATCAAATGAAATTGAACATTTAACTTTTGATATTACTGATCAACAATTTACAAATAATTTTCTGGATAGAATGACCAGAAATATATTTCAAACATTATTAAATCCACAAAGTCAAAATAATAATAATAATAATAATAATGATAGATTTTTGATTGACCCATCAAATAATCTTTTATTTTACGAGACTTTTATTACACCTAATAGTAATCTTAATAACAACAACAATAACAACAATAACAATAATAATCGTTAAAACAATATAAAGACGATTTAAGTATAAATAATATAATAAGATGACACAAATTAGAAGTAAAAGTAGAAATGGCAATCGTTGGACTATAAATGAATGTCTTCAACTACAAAGAGAATTTGAATTATTGAATCTACCAATTTCTGAAATTGCTTGTAGACATAAGCGCAGTCCTAATGCTATAATGTTTAAATTGGTTCAAGAAGGTTTAGCAGATTTTAATGTGTTATATAGTAATTTTCATGATTTAAATGATCCTATGCCAACTCATTTTTATTCCAATTATGAGAATAATCAGGAAGCAGGTGAATTTGTAAAAATGTGCCAAAATTATGTCCCAGAAAAGGGACACGAAGATAATTATGAAGCGGGGGAACAAGAAGAATTTGATGAGGATGAAAATATAAAGGCCCATGTAATGCGTTTAGAAAAGCAAGTAATGTATCTCACTGAAATGTTAATGAAAACTAATAAGAATAAATCTGTATTTTCATTATTTACATAAACATGGATACTAAAAAATTATTAAAAATATTAATATTAATATTAAATTTAATTTACACCTTTACACATTTAAAACGCCCATTATAGACGCTAAAAAAATAAAAAGTGTAAAATCAATAGTAGGAATTTCACCTACGATGGTCTTACTTTTTCTTCTTCCTTTTGTTTATTTGAAGAAGTGAAAGACGAAATTTGAAAACATAAGGGTCTTTCTTGGCTTTCTATCCAAGATTGTGTTAATTTCATTATGTTTATTGCTGAATTCGCATCATGGGTTCTAAATACGGTTTGTTTGACTTCTTGTCTCACGCAGTTAGAACATACTAAAAGACGGAATTGGTTATTTCCTTTGTTATTTTTGTAATAGGCTAAATCGTTATTAATTTCACAACATTTCTTACTTGTATTACATTCATTGATGGTTATAGTATCATATTTTCTATGGATTAGTTTTCTTAATCCTTTGTTCATCGTAGGTATAAAATGTTTCATTTGTGTGCTTCTACTCCAATTTCCATAACCAATCAGGTATTTTCTCCAAAAGTTTCCTTGATTTTATTCAAGAATTTATCTATACTTTTCTTCCCATAAGAGTATTGTCTAAACTTCATTTTACGCCATACTTCTCGTTTATAAAATTCAGTGGTTTCCTTATTCAATTTATCCTTCTCAACCAGATACAATTTGAATTTTTCATAATCAACCGATTTGCTATTTTGAAACGATAATTGTGTTTCTTTCTCAATAATTCCATTGCGTTTTCTTTCCTCTAATAAAATTCGTTGGTTGGTTTTTGCTTTACTTTCTCGTTTTCTTTGTGGGGATGTGTATTGTAGTTTGTTTCCATTTTTATCCATCATATAAACTAATGAACGCTTACCATGGTCGCAACCCACTATATTCCTATCTTTCAAACTATCTAATTGTTCTAAAGATAAATCTTCTATGGTATGAAACTCTTGTTCTTGTAAAACGGGAACTCTCGACCCCCATTTTTTATCTTTCAAATCCTTTCTGACAAATAGTAAGCAACGTGCAAAGGTGTAATAATAATTCAAATACTTTGTATTTAGTTGATTTTAAATTATAATATTAAGGAAAAGGTGTAAAAATGATTTCGTATAAAAATGATCTAATAATATCTATTATATTTCCTTGTTAGTTTCCTTTATTTTCAATATATAAGAATTCGTTTTTTTATATTTTATAAATATATAAATAAAGAATGAAATTAAAAAAATTAAACTTTATGTTTTTAATTTTAGTATTAATTTTTATTTTAATTGGTATTTTTATTGTGTCATATATGTTAAAGAAAAATAATAATAGTAGTAAAATTATTAAATGTAATATGAAATATGGTTGGTGTCCAGCAGCAAAATGTATTCCTAACCCATATGATGATTCAAAAGCTTATTGTATGTGTGATGTAAAGTCTGGAATAAATTACAGTGTTGGTAATAATAATTGTGAAAATATAAAACCCTATACGACTAAATTTGGACAAGAAGTAATTTTTTCTGATTTTAGTCCTAATTACATAGATTATCATTTACAAAAATGTCCTCCTCAAGAAGTGAATATGAATTGTATGAATAAAATTTGCTCTGTAGATCCAAATAATCCGTCAAAAGCAATTTGTTTGTGTGATAAAATAGACAATAATGGTTTGGAGTGGGTGACGTTTAATAAAAACGGAGGTGAAAAATTGTGTAATTATCAATCGGGTGCTTCTATTAAGGATCATGAAGCTATGTTAAAATATATTAGTGAAAATAAAAAGAATATTATCTAAAACAATTTATTGGGAACATACTGATTTTTAATCTTTTGTAGTAAAATCTTGTCTCCTTTTTAAGATTTTACAATGTGAAAACTTTGAAATTTAATAGCCATATTTCTTATAAAAGGTGTAAAAGGTGTAAAATGATAAGTTGGTATATTTATTGATTTTCTAAACATCAAAACTAACAAATAAAAAATAAAAATTACTCATTATTTGCTCTAACTGTAAAGAATTTTGTTACACTTTGGTTTCTATTTTTTGTATTATTTGTGTCTCTTAAATATTTCGCAAATATTAATTCTTCTACTTCTTTATCTTTAATTTGACTTATTTTTTTATCACATTTCTTTTCGTCTGTTATTTCCTCTCTAATTTTATCAATTGTTTCTTGTAATTTTGTAACCTTTGCACGCCTTGGAGGTTTTTGGGATAACCATATATCTTTTAATACCAAACCAAATAATTGTAACAATGGCTTCATAATTTGATTTGTTATATAGAATGAATAATCAATTTGTAGATTATTTTCTTTAATGAATGATGGTGTTTCTATTCTATCACCTTGTAAAACTTTTTTACCTTTTGATAACTCCTTAGTAATTATATATACAAAGGGAATTCTATCTCCTGAAGTTGGCTTATTTCCAGGTTCTCTTTGACTAATTCTATCAGCTAAAACTTTATGTGCTACTCCTTGTGGATTTTTATAAAATGAACGTAATGATTTTGTAATAATTAATTTTTCTATTGGTACATTTCCATCTATTAATTCTTGTAAACATTTGTTAACATAATCTATTGCCTTTTGTATATTTTTTTCCTTCATTAAAATATCAATAACTCCTCCATATATATCTTTAACAATTGGAGCATTATCTCGTCTTTTTAATACAATTCCCATTTCATTTCTTTTTCCTTTAGTTGGGTCTAATTCATATTTTATTGACACATAACGTTTCTTTGATAACAAACAAAATGGCATAAAAGTTTTTTCATATTCAAAATCATGTGGTTGTTTTAATACCTTGGATACATTATGACAAGCCTCTTGTGCAATTTCTATTGATAATTCTAATGCTTTATCACCTACTATTTTTTCTCCGGTTTCTTTATCAGTTAGATTAAATTTGAAAAATACAGAATCAGTATTATGAACAATCATATTTCCAATTCCTGCAGCAAAATGATGATTTTCTGTAGTTAAATCATAAACGTAACCAGAATATTGTATATCTTTTATTTTTGTAATAGAATTAGTATTTTTTATTTGTTTTTCATTTGTTACTTTTATTGTATAAATATTTTTGTTATCATTTTTTGTATTAATAATTGCTAAATATCCAAGGGTTTGGGCTAACAAATATATTAATGAAGCACTTAATTGATTCTCTTGTTCAAAACAAATGTAATTATTTTTACCTTTATTTATTTGAGTATCAATCATTCCTTTCCAAAAAGCTTTTCTAATATTTTCACTGGATTGTAATATTTGAATAGGAATAATTTTACATTTTTTAGAATACATTTGTGTTTTATATTTTTTAACTAATGTATCAATTTTTGAAAATTCTTCATTTGATGAATGACTTAATTTATAGACTCCAGAATTATCATTAGATTTTATAATATACCAATCCAATTCTGGATAAATATTGTTACACAATTCCAAATATTTATTTAGCAAAATTAGAGATTCATTTTTTAAAGTCCAACTATATTTTTTTCCTGACTTATAAATATATTTTTCACAATATCCATCATTAAAGAAGAAACCCATTATTTGTGCTTCCTCTTCTGAAATAAAATAATTTTTATTAGTTTCAAATAATTCAATATCTCTGTGTAATAATTCTATTCCAATTTGAATTTCTTTGGGAGAAATTTCAGTTCCATCACTTTTAACAAGAGAATGGTCATCTGTTACATCTACGCATCCTGTATAAGTTTCAACTCTTATCATTTTTTTATGATCAGCCAATTTATGTCGTATTACTCTAAATAAATTAGTCCATCCTTTTTCTGTCCAAGTTTTAACATTATTTAATTCACAAAATTCTTTATCTTGTTTTCCCGGTTCAATACATTTAATCCAATTATTATTTCCATACTTTTCTGCTAATTGTTCAACGGTTAAAACGTCCATTTGATTTTGTGCTTTTATATAAACAGGAGTATAATTAGCAACGCTATCTCCATATATATATTCAGCTTTTGTATTTACTAAACCATATTTGGTATCAATATTTGCATTGGCATAACATTCCTCAACAACTCTTTTTGCAAATGTAAGAAGTAAACGCCCAGTTGCTGTTGTAGATGCAGCAATATCTGGTTCATAAAATGTGCTGGTTTTGGCGCCTAATTGACCATATAATGAATTAGCAGTAACTTTATAAGCTAATTGTCTTTTGTCTAAAACATTCTTCATAAATTCATCAGAAGTTTGAGGAATAAGTTTTCTGGTATCCTTTCTTGCTTTTAATAATTCTTGAAGAATGGATGGCATAATTGCTTTTTCTTCCACGCCATCTTTTATAATAGATTGTGAAAATCTACATTCTTTATAACCAGATTTGACTTTTTCAGCAGCCGCTTTAGGAGTTTTTCTTATATAACGATATGTATCAAACCGAACATCAACATATTCAATTCCGGGTAAATTATCATAAATATAATTTCCGTCATTATCTTTTTCACCAGTTTCAATAATAAGATTTCCTGCTAAATCGTAAATCTTAGTCCAAACTTTACTACTGGGACACAAATTTTCTGATAACATAGAACTTGGATATAAAGACGCAAAATCGCCAACACAAACGGGGTCTTCTAAGTATAGTCCACATTTAGGAGGTAAAACAATAGCTCCTTCATAACCATCATTTTTGGATCCTTTGTTAATAACAGGTATTAAAACTCCTTTTTCTCTACATTTTTTAGCAACATAACTTGTTAGTTTAATACCTTGACCTCTGAATATTAAGAAACTCATTGGAACACTACATAATTTTGCCATCTCAACAAGGTCAGTTACAACGTCTACTTTATTAAATAAATAATGAACAAGATTACAATCTTGAATACAGTATTTAGCGATAATAGCTCTAGATGCTGGTCCTTCATTAGTCATTCTGAATATATCTTTAGGAGTGACATCATCCTTAGCCAAGCCCCATTTTACTTTTTTAGCATAAGGATTTTCTTTTCCCAATATTTCAAACCATCCTTCGTCTTTACATATCTTGGTAACTTTGAATTTGAGTCCATCTTTGTAATAATCGCTGCTATGATTAATTTCTTCAAAATGAATATAGCTTTCCTCTTGTAATCCAGTCATATTATTCGTCATAATTCGTGTAACTTCAGCTCCGTCAGTTTCCTCTCTACATCTATGTAGGACAGACTTTACATCATCTCCAATAAAATGGCTACCTACATAATCAAGCTTATATGACGTCAAATTTTCTGTTCTACGGAACCAATTCAACATATCAACTTGTAAACGACCATTCATCTTAATTATTGCTAATTCATATGTTCCTGATGCCAATGTTGTTGAACTTCTATCAATATCTATTTTTCCTTTATTTTTATAATCAATTGTGCCACATAATTCATCATTATTACGTGATAATTTTAAGAAATCCTCTACACAGTATAATTCTTGAGCACGTCTAAACATGAATTCATAATCAAAACTAAATATATTATAACCTATTATTATATCTGGATTTTCATTTTGAACTAATCTTGTCCATGCCTGTAATACTTCTTTTTCTGAATTATATGTTTCTATTTTTGAATTTCCTATTGACATTTTATCACATGAATTTAATACTATACAATGATTTAAATATGGATCTTTTTCTCCATAGTTCATAAATGTTGAACCTATAAACGTTACTTTATCACCTTCTAATGCTGGAAAATGATTTCTTAATGAACTTATTAATTCATTTATCTTTCCTTCTCTTTCAAATTTTTTATCACATATTATATCTACTATTGTTGAATCTTCGTTTTTATATTTATTACTAAATTTATTTAAAACTAAAGATTTTTTATATGATTTATCTTCTTCAAATATTTCATTTCCATTATACTCATTTGTTTCTGATTCATCATCTGATTCATTATCTTCACCTTTTTCCTCCTCTTTTTCTTTTACTTGTATTGATTTATTGGCATTTTCAAATAACATCTCAATCAAATGTTCTTCATTATCTTCATTGTTACGATCTCTTACTTTTGTCCTAAACCAATTTTCGGTTCTTTTTTCCAAATCTTTTTTATCTTTTAATGGTTCCTTTGGGTATACCAAATCTATATTATCCATTTTACTAAATCCAAACGCAGCACTTAAAATTTCAAATAATATTTTTTTACATTCGGTCTTATTTACATCTTGACACTTTACAAAATAATCTACTATATTAGTTGCTAATTTTTTATATGATTTTATTGGAACTGGAAAATCACCATGACTACTTGATGCCTCAATATCAAAACTCATTATTTTATATGGAACTCTGTCTTCTTTATTGTTCAATGGAATTATATTTTTATAACTAATCACAAATTCAAAATCACATGTAGTTGTTTTTGTAAATACTGTTGTTGTTTTTTTCAATGGAAGTGCTATCCAACCTGATGGACTAAGTTCACGAATATGAAAGAATCGTAATAATGGAGGTATATTTGCTTCATATAATTCAATAAATGTTTGCTCATTATTATAAATAAATTTATAACCATTTTTTAATAATCTTCTCTCCATTTCTCCATCTTCATTTGTCCCATCCTGATACCACAAATTTTTAACTTTATTATATATGTTAATATTTGCAAATTTTACTTCAATAAATCTATGCTTCTTTCCAGCATCAAAACCATATAATTTTTTTCGCTCAATTAATTTACATTCTATTATACTATCTTCATAATATTTTCCTACCTTTGTTTTTAAATGTTCAAAGAATGCTGATTTTTTCGTTTGCCCCCAATTATTTTCAACTTTTAGATAGAAGAATGGTTGATAATCCTCTACAATAATAGAGGCTCTTTTTCCTTCTTCATTCATTCCAAACATTTGTATTATAAATCGTGAATTATCTTTCTTTGGAAGAATATCCTCCTCTTCCTCAGAATCTCGATCTATATTTTTGTTATTATATACATTAAACTCAAATAATTTGAATACGTGTTCCATGATTGTGTTTATAATTTGATTACTACTTTATTTTTAATTCAATTTTTTAGAATTTTTTATATACAATTTCTTATAATATTCCAATTATATAAACATTTTTGAATTTTAGAATTAGCTTAACTAACAAAAATTTAATCATTTTTTCCAAACAATAGGAATACATTTTCTTTACAAAATTTATTTAATTATTTCAAAATTTTGTAAGGAAAAACATATTACAAAATAATTTTTATATTTATAATTTAAAAAAATTATAATTATTATATTAATTAGATGATAAATAAATTTTATCAAATTTTCATACTGATGAGGACTTTATTTTGTTTTAAAATAAATAAAACCACATATAAATCTAAATTAATAAATAGTCATCTCAATAATAATTCTAATAGTAATCAATCTTTCATTTCATCAATAAATAAAGAAAATAATTTAAATTTATTTTTAAACACTGATACTAACAAATATTATTTAGATAAAAAATTAATAACTATATCTCCTGGAGGATATAAAGGATTTTATATACTTGGAGTTTTAACCTTTATAAAAGAAAATTACGAAACTGAAGACCTAATTTTTTCAGGGGCATCCGCTGGTGCATGGAATAGTCTATTTATGTGTTATAAAGGGGCGCCATTAGAATTTGTTTATAATTTATTGGATATTAATATAATAAAATCTAAATCTATTTCAGATTTACAATATTCTATTAAATATAAATTATTATCCTCATATAAAAATGACGATTTTGATTTAAAAAAATTATTCATAGGCGTTACCACTTTTAATAAATTTACACCAAATATTAATATTTATTCTAATTTTTCTGATTTAGAAGATGCTATTAATTGCTGTATGGCAAGTTCTCATATTCCTTTAATAACTGGAGGATTTACTAACAGATATAAAAATATGTTTTCATTGGATGGAGGTTTTAGCACCTATCCTTATTTAAATAAAGAATCATTATTACATATTTCATTTTCAATGTGGGATAACCTAAAAAAGGAAAATCAATCTAATTTTTTAAAACAAAGTAAAAGAAATTTAATAAAATTTTCTGATTTTTTTTCTATATCCAAAAATAATATTGTTCAATTATTTGATAATGGATACAGTGATGCTAAATTACATAGAAATTATTTTGATAAAATATTAAAACCTAAAATTATTGACGAATCTGAATTTTAATATCATTCTAATATAATGAAAACCCATAAGCTTTATAGGAATAAACTAACAAAAAATAAAACAAAAAAACAATTTTTCTATAATCCAAATAATCCTAAAAAATCATTTGATGTTTATATTGATAAAAATCCCAATGATACAATTTCAATTAAATATACGACTCTTAATGATGTCAAGAATACAATAAATAAATTAGAAAGATTATATAAATGTAAAAAATATACACATAAACGAATTTGGCAGGTCGGTATGATAATGAAAGTTAGATTACAAGTTCTAAAAAATAAAAAACCTCAACAATATAATTTAGCTAAAAAATATTTTGAGTTTTTAGGACAACGGACAAAATTATCAGAAAATGAACGTTATAAATTAAAATTTATATTGTAAATATATAATGAAAAAAGACCAATTATATATTTTATTACAATTATTCGTTCTACTATTATTATTATTATTATTATTCTTTATATATTATATTATGCCAACTAAAAGTATTAAAGCTATTGCGGTTTTTACAGACAATATAAAAGGAACTGTTAAATTTACTGAAATTGGAAATAAAGTCAAAATTGATGTTTTAATTACTGGTTTAAAACCTAATTCTTTGCATGGATTTCACGTACATGAAGCAGGAGATTTAAGTGATAAATGTACAAGTATGTGTTCTCATTTTAATCCATATAATATGACTCATGGATGCCCAGGTATGAAAGATAGACATGTTGGAGATCTTGGAAATTTAGAAACTAACAATAAAGGTGAAGCTAAATATTCATTTTATGATGATTGTATAAAATTAAGGGGAACAAAAGCTAATATTATTGGTCGTGGATTAATTATTCATGAGGATCAAGATGATTGTGGTCAAGGAGGAAATGCTGAAAGTTTAAAAACTGGAAATGCCGGAAAAAGAATAGCCTGTGCTGTAATTGGATATTCAAAAGATAACTTTACTTGTTAGTTATTGTTAGTGCTTATTTCTCCCATACTTACAATATTGTCTTTGGGAAAATCCTTTTGGTTTTTTACAGTTTATGCTTAATTTGTATTTTCTTGTCCATTTTCCTCCCCGATAAATATTTTTAGAATGACTTGTTTTTTTGTGATGTTTTTTTGTAGTTGAGATTCTATTATAAACCTGTTTTACTGAACTTGTTGGAGTAGTTGAAATCATTTTATTTATTTTTGATTCAATCCAATTGATGAATGAACTAACACTCCTATCCTTTTTTTTAATAGAACTATTTTCATATGATTCTTCAATTTTTCCATAATTTCCAATATATTTCATAGTTGGAAATCCATCTACCTTACCAATATGCTTAATTTTTGATAAAAAATTACTATTTACATCAATTACAACAAGATTATCATTTTTTGAATATTGTTCCCTTAATGCCGAACCTATCTTATCCCATTCAGGTCGAGTAGCATTACATGGTCCACAACCTTCCATATAAACAAGAATAAATACATCTTTACCTTGTTTAATTATTTGATCTATTTTACTAACATCTTGTTCAGAATTAATATGTAAAATAAGCATTATATATTATACATATATTTTTTAGAAATTTTATATATTAAATAATTTTAGATTTTGTTAGTTTTTAAAAGTATAGGTATAATATATAATGTCATATTTAATACCAAAGATTTTATTTATGTTAATTATATTTTTAGGTGGTTTATATTTCTATATACGATATAATAGTAATCCTAAAATGTTTGAAGGATTAACCACTTTAAATGGAGAAATGCGTTGCCCTAATCTTTTAATACAAAAAGGAACCAAATTTTATTTATATAATTCCAATCTTGCTCAAGTTCCAGGAGTAAATCCAATTGAATTCAATAATTTAGAAGAGTATACTCAATTCTTAGAATGGCAACGAGGAGCTGGAATTCGTTGTCCAGTTCTATATGTGCAAAACACATATGATGCTCAGGGAAATCGTGTTTACAAAATTAGACCAAGTGTTACTGAATTAGAAGGAGGATTGCCCCCAACAACTCCTGTCCCATTACCATTAAAATTTACACCTTTAGTTGATGCTACTCAATCAGACGCCCCATATAATAAAGGCGGATACCCAGCATTTGACCAATCAAGTTATTACATAGGTTCCCTAACTCCTTTAGATCAAATTAAAAATTCAAATTATAATATGTTGTATAGTGATAATGCAATGGATCCTAATTGGGGTGGTGCAGAATATACACAAGCTTTAACAGATGCTGGTTATTATAAAGGAAATGAAGTAAATATTTACGTTCCATAATTTTGTTAGTTTTGTTAGTTATATTTGAAAAAATAACTAACAAAATTATTAGTTTTATTGTTTATCTAAGAAAGACATTGTAATATTTAATGAATCTTTTGTGTTTTTTAAACTATTTAAATTGTTTAAAGATTCTATTATAGATTTCATATCTCCATCAATATTTAAATTTAATGCTTGTTTTATCATTAAATATCCTATATAATCATCTAAATTAATAAGAACTGATTCATAATCCTTTCTGTATTTTGAAATTAATAGTTCATCTTGAAGTTTAATAACTTGTGCCTTAATACCTGCAGCATAGGATGTGGCTGTTCCTCCTTCCCCTGAAGATGGGTGAGTCATTGAAGAATCTGGATTTGTTAAACCTTCAATAACATTTGTTTGTAGTTGGACCATTTTCATTGACATATAAATGATAAAAAAACAAACTATAATAATTCCAATAATCTTAAAAAATTCTTCTTGTTTCATATATATATTTACTTTTAAAAAAGTGGATTAAAAAAAACAAAAATTATCTAAACCTTTAAAAACTTGATAATAGTTGCAATGGCGGTTTTACTAATTTTTCTGCTTTTACCTTTAGAATCAGTTGTGCAAATATTATTTAAACAATTTTCATCTTCTTGAATTGATTTAATTAAATTTGGTAAAGTTTTAAATTGTGCTAAAATAGCTAAAGCCGAAGCTGAACTAAGACCAGGAATTTGACATAACATGATTTCGCCAATATTTTCAGTAGTAATATTATCCTTTTTAACTTTTTTTATAACTGAACAGTAATCTTTTTCGGTAGGTTCTTTATCATCTTCTTTATTATTTTGGTCGCCTGATGTAAATTCATTTTGTTTTATTAAAGAATTATTTGAATAAAAACCTAATTTGCCTGCCTTTAATCCCCCAACAAGTTTATAAGTCATATTACAAGCAATCATTGCAGTTTCCTCTATATTATTTGAGCGCATAACTGAAAATCCCTTAAAATAATTAATAGAGAACATGGCAGAATATAAGGTTTGTTTATCAATACGTTCTTTAAATGTATTAAAACGATTTATATCTCCCTCAATTAGATAGATAATATTATGATTATGATGTGGTAATCCATTTAAGCGATAAGATTGTTCTTCATAACGTCCATCTTTAATACTTGCGGCTAAATCCGATAAAGTTTTTCTTTCAATAATAATACAATCATTGGTTCCATCATTAATAATAATATCTCCTAGAGGTAATGTTTGAAAAAGTAATTTAATATTTGTATATTTTGGAACTGCATCAACAGTTGATTGACATTTATTAAACAATTCCTGTTCTCTGGTATCAATTTTGATTATCATTTTATTAAATAAATAAACTTATTATTAAATTATTTTTATTAATATATATATATTACTAAAAATAATAAATATGTTATGCTTAACCCATATTTCCACCAATAGTAGCTCTGTATCCATAAGTTTGAGTTTGGATAGTTCTATTAGGGATGCAAACTAATCCAAATTGGGTATTAGTGCCACCAATTAAGTTAGGATTGGAGTCAAGAAACCAACCAACAGTGGGGGCAAGTCCGCCCTTTTTAGGGCCACCACAAACGTTTGTTCTGTTTACAATAGAAGCTTGATTGCGTGCAGCGCGTGAACCAGACATATAGACCATCTTTATACACTAACAAAATATAAAAAATTTTAAAAAATCAATTAATCTAAATATTTCCAGTAAAACTTCCATCTATTTTTGTTTATTTTATTGAACTTTTTTAATTGTTTGAATTACTATTTCTTTTTCTTTGGAACTTTATTCCTTAATTAGTTTTTTTTATAAGATGAAAAAGGCGTAATTTTTACGGCATTAT